CCCGTCGTTTCCCCCGCTCAATGTGCTCGCCCGCTTGCCGCAACTCGGGAAAGTCATCGCGATCAATCATGCATTCCGGCGCGGCCCGGCGGCCGATGTGCTCTACTTCAGCGACCCGTATTTTGCCGAGAAAAACCGGCGCGATATCATCGAATTTCCCGGCCGCGTCATAACCCGAATTGCCAGCCGGGACGGGGATCGAGCGTGGCATAGGCTTGGGCGCGACATGATGAATGGGCTCTCGCGCGAGCCTCACGTGCTTGCCGGGTGGTGCTCGGGAGCAAACTCGATCAATCTGGCGTACCTCTTCGGAGCCCCCTCGATCGTGCTCTTCGCCTTCGATATGCGGGGCGGGAATTGGCATGATGAATATCCCCGCCCGAAGCGCGAGGGCTGTTACGAAAACGAATTTATTCCCTACATCGAACGCATGGCCGTTGAGCTTGCCAAGGATGGCATACAGGTCATAAATACGACTCAGGGGAGCGCGTTGAAATGCTTCCCGATCGTTTCGGTTTCTCAACTTACCGGCTTCGGCGGGTCGATATAATGGCCGAGCGCGTCATTCCAGTTTCTTACGCAGTCTCAAGTGAGCGCACGTCGCCGATTTTTTGCCTGTCGTTTGCCGCAGGATGCGGCGGTCGCGTCGTCTATGATCTTCGGCTGCGATCCGGGCCGGTTGCGATGTTCGGGAGTCAACAATTGACCGCCATTCTCAAAAAGGCGCGGGCGCACGGGCGCGCGTGGTATTATGGCGATCATGGGTATTTCCGCCGGTTCAAATTCTATCGAGTGACCCTGAATGCGTTTCAGCACGACGGGTTGACGGGCAAGGGCGATCCGGCCCGGCTGAAGGAACTCGGCGTGAAGGTGCGGCGTTGGCGCAAGGGTGGGCGTCATGTGCTGGTTTGTCCCCCGGACGCCGCCTATGCCGCACGCAACAACTTCAGCGAAATCGAATGGCTTAACGATGTTCGCGCGGTGATCGAGGCGAATAGCGACCGGCCGATCCGGGTACGCGATCGGGTCGGCGCGGAGAGAAACCCCGTGAGCCTCGAAGACGATCTTGAGGGCGCATGGGCGCTCGTCGCGCACCATTCAAACGCGGCCGTCGAGGCGCTTATCGTTGGCATTCCGGTTTTCGTGACCGGCGACTGCGCCGCGTTGCAGATGGCCTGTACCGATCTAAAGAAAATCGAGACGCCGTGCTATCCTGAAGGGCGGGCGCGTTGGGCGTCGGTGCTCGCCGCGAATCAGTGGACGCTTGACGAAATGGCGGCTGGCGATTGCTGGCGCAAAATAGCGGAGGGGAACCAATGAAGTTTTTCGAAGCCGGAGGCTGGTATTTGCCCGACGGCGAAGAGCACTTGCAAGAATGGATGACCAAGATGCAACAGATGGTCGGGCCGGTGAGCGGGCACCGGCTCGGATATCAGGCGCATAAATACAGGGCGGCGCTTCCTTTCGTGCGGGGCCGCAGGATCGCGCTCGATATCGGCGCTCACGTCGGGCTTTGGTCGTGGCCCATGTCGTTCGATTTCGCGCAAGTTCACGCATTCGAGCCGATGACCGAACATCGAAAATGTTGGGTGGAGAATATGCGCGATCGGCCCAACGCAACAATGCATCCATTCGCTCTTGGCGCTACCTATGCGACGGTTAATTTGTTGACACGCACGCCGGGATCAAGTGGAGATACCGGCGTCGACCCGGCGGCGGAGCGGAGTTCTTTACGCGCGAGCGTCGGCGCAATTGGGGAGAAAGCGCAGTTACGGCGTCTCGATTCGTTCGGGATTCTTGAAGTCGATTTCGTCAAGATAGATTGCGAAGGGTACGAGTTTTTCGTTTTGCAGGGCGGAGTCGAAACACTTCAGCGTTGCCGCCCTTGCGTTATCGTCGAGCAAAAGCCCGAAACCGGAATGGTCGAACGGTACGGGATCGGGGTCAAGGACGGCGTTCATTTTCTCGAATCGATCGGGGCGAAGGTGCGTGCCGGAATTCAGGGCGATTATATTATGAGTTGGGATGAATGACCGGGCCCGACGAAATCCTTGTCCGCGTTGATGCCCCGCGCACTCAGAAAGAGCCCGGTTTTTGCGCGGGGATCGTCATGCGCGGCGGCGCGGTGGTCGAAGCCGCGCCGATTCTTGCGTGGACGAAAGGGCGGACGCGGATATCGCTCAAGGCTTATTTTGCGGCGAAGGGCTGGCGCGCGGTGATCGTGAAAGACAAAAACAGGGGGATATGGCCTTGAGCTACGGCGACGAAATCATGGCGGGCGGGCACGCTCTCGCGATACACAAGGAAACCGGGAAGCGCGTTCGCATCGCCGATCTTTATGGCCGCACGCGATGGTCGGGACTTTGGTATAATCTCGACTGGATTGTTGTCCCCGGTGAAGACGAAAGCGGCGCGGCCATGGTCGTCAACGGGCCATTTTGCCGTCCGTACATTTCCTATCCGTTCACGATCGAGAGCGGCTGTCGTTTCACCGGCTGGCGCGCGCGCGACCATCTTGGCGCGCTCCGGTTTTCGAGTGAGGAATGGAGCTTTGCGAATAAAGCCGGGCTCGAAGCCTTCGTTGTGATCGAGCCGAACATTCCGGTTCGATCAAACCCAAACAAGCAATGGGGGCGCGAGAAGTGGCAAGCTCTCGTCGACTTTTTTTATGGCGGGGTGCCCTTCGTGCAACTCGGCCCGCCAGGGACTGAGATTCTACGCGGCGTCCGCCATATCGAAACGCCGACTTTCCGCCACGCAGCCGCGCTCTTGACGATGGCCGACGCGATCATTGTCCCTGAAGGTGGCTTGCACCATGCGGCGGGCGCGCTTGCGCTCGACGCGATTGTGCTCTTTGGCGGGTCGCCGTCGGTTGAAGCGACCGGCTATCCGTGGCATGAGAATATCGCGGACACGTCGCCGCTCGCGGCTTGCGGGCGTTGGTCGCCCTGCGATCACTGTGCGGAATTCTGGCGAGACCTTGCGCCGGAGTTTGTAGCGCGTAAATTGGCAGCGTTACTCTTGCGCGAGGAATGACGATTGAAGCCGGGCCAAAAGACCGACGACGAATTGCTCGAATGGGCTACGGCGATTGTCCGCCGCGAGCAATTCGCCCGAACCTATGGGGTGATAGCGATTCACCTTCAGGCCGGGCGCATAGAGCGCGTGAAGATCGAGACGACGGAACTCCCCGAGTTAAACCCTTCGGCGGCCCTACATCGTGTCGAATCGGTAGCACTTAAACGCTAGGGCTTGACATAAGGATCGGCGGGGCATACACGCCGATCGAGGTCAACGGATAGCACCGAGGCCCGCAACGCTCCGAACGAGCGCGGCGGGCTTCGCTGTTAAGGGGCATGGACTTGAGACTTCAGCCGTTCAAATTCAGGATCAATAAAGCGGCTTGCTGCGATGATTGCGCGAACAAGATCGCCGGTCATAGCGTGCGCGCGACCGCCAATCTTTCGGCGCGCGCCACCCGCCAGAATTACGAAGGCCGTCCGCATCTTATCGTCCCGGTCGTCATGCTTCGCGAGACCGTCATCAATGGCGCTTTCGTCGCGAACGACGAGCTTATCCCCGAAAGCTGGAACGGCGTGCCCGTGACCGTCGGGCATCCTTTGGAGGGGAACGAATTCACGACCGCGAATCACCCCGACACGCTCTCGGGCTATTCCATCGGCCGCATCTTCAACGCCGAAATGCACGGCGATCTATTGCGGGCCGAGGCTTGGATCGATATTCAGCGCGCCGAAAAGGTCATGCCCGGTCTTGTGCGCGCCCTCGAATCAGGTGCGCGTATGGACGTGAGCACCGGATACTTTTCTCGGCAAGACGAGGTTTCCGGCACGTTCCACGGCCGCGCTTATACGAAAATTCACCGCGACATTAAGCCCGATCACTTGGCCTTGCTCCCGAATGAGCAAGGCGCTTGCAGTTGGGAAGATGGTTGCGGGGTGCGCGTGAACAAGGGAAAAATGGCGATGCAAAACGCGACAATCAAAACCACGGCGAAGCAATTGCTTACGGCACTCGTGGCGGCCCTCAAGCCCCACGCCGAAGGTGACGACGATCGCTCGGCGATCATCGCAAATCTATTGGCCGACCGCCGTTCACCGTTCACCGACGACGATGCCGAATCGCTCCAAGCCATGAGCGATGAAACGCTCGCTCGTCTCGACCGCCAGTATTTGAAAACGAAACTGAAGGGAAAGACCATGACGAAAAATGCGAACGACGGCGAAGACGATATGGAGCCGGTCGTCAACGCCGAAGATTTGGCTACGCTCGGCCTCGACGAGAAGACCGTCGCCCGCATGGTCGCGGCGGCGAATGCGAAAGACGACGAAGGGGATGGCGAAAACCGCGAGCCGGTCGTCAATGCCGAAGACCTGAAGGGGCTCGGCTACAGCGAGACGATGATCGCCCGCATGATCGCGGCGGCCAAGAATACGAAGGCGGCCCCGAAACCGAAGAGCAAGGTCGCGCCCTTGACGGGTCTTTCCGCCGAGGACAACGAAGCTCTCGCGCTGGTGCGCACTATGCGCGACGAGAAGCGCGCCGGGCTCATCGAAACCATCACGGCGAATTCCGACATGAAGGCGGACGCCCTGAAAAAGCTCGACACAGCCACGCTCGAAACGATCGGCGGCGGGATTCGTCCCGCTCCGAATTTCAGCGGGCGGCCGGTTGCCGTCGCGGCGAGCAAGAACGGCAAAGATGACGAAGTTGCGAAGGGAATGCAGCCGGGCGGCTTGCAAGCTCACTTCGCGAAGCGCGCCGAAGATACGGCGAAAAGCAAGACGAAGGAGGCGCATTAACATGGCTGCTTCAACCCCGAATACCGTGTTGCTCAAGGGCGACCCGCTTGCCGTCGAGGGCGTCGCGGCGGTGTCCCAAGCGATCAAGCCGGGGATGCTGTTGGAACGGCATACCGACGGGACTTTCCGCAAGCATTCCGTCGGCGGCGGCAACGCCGTTCCGATGTTCGCCCGTGAATTCGAGATTGCGGGTGGCGGGATCGACGCGGTTTACGACGATGGCGACCGCGTGCTCGGCTATATCGGCCGCAAAGGTGACGAATTCTATGCCTTCCTCGCGGCCGGGCAAGACGTGACGCTCGGCGAATATCTCGAATCGAACGGCGCGGGCGCGCTTCGCGCTATCGACACGACGGGGGCGGCGATCGTTCGCGCCCTCGAAGCCAAAGACAACGATCCCGGCAGCGGCGGCGCGGCCGTGCGGATCAAGGTGGAGGTCGTCTAATGAAACCGAACGCGCTCAATCAAGTCTTGCTTTCCAGTGCGGCCGGTTTGCTTGGCGTCGGCCTCTTCGATGTGAACGCCATGCGCCCGTATATCGATCCGACGGACGGGCAATCTAAGATCATCGTCAACCGGGACGGCCAGCTTGGCACGATCAAGACCAATGCCCCGGCGCTCCTGCGTTATGACGAGTGGAAAGATATCGACCGCACCGTGCTTACGGTCGGCACGCAACGTCTCGTCGGCATCGCCGACCTCATGTCGCGCGGGCTCACGCACGCGCTCGGGTCGATCGGCGTCACGATTTCGCTGTGGCAAAAATCTTCGGACATGACCGAAGCGGACGTGAATATGGACGCGGTAACGCCGGGCGAAGAAGACACTCCGGCATTCGATACCGACCAAGTGCCGGTGCCGATCATCCACAAGGATTTCCGCGTCAACCTTCGCCGTCTTGAGGCATCGCGCCGTATGGGCGAGGCACTCGACGTGACGGCGGCGAATATCGCCGCGCGGCTCGTCGCGGAAAAGTCCGAAGCGATGCTGTTCGGCGGGAATCCGATTCAGGTCGAGGGCAGCACGATTTACGGTTACACGAATCACCCCGACCGTACCCAAGTCACGATGGACACGGCTTGGTCGTCGATCGCGCAAACGGACAACGACGATATCATCGACGACGTGATTGCGATGCAAGCGGCATCGCGCACGGATCGTCACTACGGCCCTTGGATGCTCTACATTCCGGCGGCCTATGAAGGCAAGCTCGACCAAGACTATCGCGGCGACGGCGATAGCCGCACGCTTCGCCAGCGCATCCTCGCGCTGTCGGGCATCGTCGATATCCGCGTGGCCGACTTTATGACCGGGAACAATGTGATTCTCGTGCAATTGGATCGGCAAGTCGTCGACCTCGCGATTGCTCAAGATATCACGACGGTCAACTGGTCGGTGAATGGCGGCATGACCGAACGCTTCAAGGTCATGGCGATTTGGGTTCCGCGCCTCAAGAGCGACTTCGATGGTCGCTCCGGCATCGTCCACTTGCGCCCGACGCCGTAACCGGCGATTCTATGACGCGAGGTTCGGCGCTTGAACGCGCCGGACCCGAGTTCCCGATCAACCGCTACCAACTGCGAGGCGACAATGGCCGACCCGACAAAGAAATACGAAATCACCAAAGGGCAATTCGTCCGGCGCGAGGGCCCTGACAGAAAATTCGTCCACTACATCGCCAAGACGCCGACGGCGACCGTCCAGCTTACCGACAAGGAAGCCGCCGCGTTCGGCCGCAGCCGTCTCCGCGAAATCAGCGGTGGCGGCATCGCCAAACCGGCCGTGCCCGTAATCGCCAAGCCTACCGCTGCGGAAACGGCGGCGCTCGCAAAGGCCGGTAAGGCGCGCAAGTGAGCAATGGCCGTCCGTGTCACCGCGACCGAAGTTAAGGAGATCATCGAAACCTCGCTTTCTGGCGCGGCGATTTCTCCGTTTATCACGGTCGCAAATCTCACGGTCAACCAACACCTAGCCGATAAAGGGCTTGACGAAGCTCTTTTGAAGGAAATCGAGCGGTGGCTTGCGGCTCACTTCGTCGCGATCCGCGATCCGGTCGTTAAGTCATCGAAACTCGGGGACGCCGACGACACATTCCATGGCGAATCGGCGATGTGGCTAGACTTCACGCCCTACGGACAACAGGTCAAGATACTCGACCCGACCGGGACGCTTGCCGCAAATATCGGCAAGCGCCGAGCGTTTATGGAGGTCTTGTGACCCGTGGCCGCATACACCCGAAACCTGAAGCAAGACGCGACCTATTGGCCGCCCGGAACAAATGACGGATTCGGTGGCGTCAGCTTTGGTGCCGCCGCTCCGATCAAATGCCGTTGGGAAGACAAGGCGGAATTATTCCGCAACGCGCAGGGCCAAGAAGTGACGAGTTCGGCCGTGGTGTACGTTGACCGCGTTCTGGCGATCAAGGGTAAGCTTGCGCTCGGCACGTTCGCCGGGACGCCACCCGTTACTGCGCGCGAAATTCGTCAAGTCGGCGGCTCCCCGAATCTGAAGGCGGCCCGCGATCTTAACAAGGTATGGCTCTAATGGCGAAGGCCACCGCGACCATCAAAGGGCTCGATAAGGTGATGGCGAACCTTAACAAAAAGGTCAACGCGATCGAGGTCCGTACCGTCGGCGGATTGATGGCGGCCGGATTGAAGGTGCAGCGCCTATCGCAACAGCGCGTCCCCGTCGAATACGGAAATTTGAAAGGATCGGCATACACCCGCAAAGCGCTTGAAAATGCGCTCGCCGTCACGGTCGGCTACAGCGCGGCCTATGCGGTCTTCGTCCACGAAAATATGGAGCAAAAGTTGAAGGGCACCCCGCGTCCGTCCGGGCTCGGGGTTTACTGGGGGCCGCACGGGCAACCGAAATTCCTTGAATCGGCCGCGCGCGATCTTTCGGCAGAAATCGTGGCGACGGTTGCCGCGCACGCACGCAAGAGCACGGCCGCATGAAGTCGCCCGCACACGACCTAGCCCTATATCTCGTCACCGCCGGGGTCGGCGCGTTCGGTGGAGAAGCCGCGTGGTCGGTCAACGTCGCGGTCGAGCCCGTGTCGCCGCCGGAAGCGATCACGCTGTACGACACCGGCGGCGGCGAGCCGGATACCGACGAGTTGACGGATTTCCTGCCGACGTTTCAAGTGCGCGTGCGCGGGCCGAATTACGCGACCGCATACAGCAAGCAAGAGGCGATCCGTAACCTGTTGATCTTGCCCGAACCGATCGTTGTGGATTCGTCGCAGTTTGTTGGAATTCAAATGTCGAGTGATATAATCTGCATCGGACGCGACGAAAGCGACCGATTCCTGCTAGTAGCAAACTACCGTGCGCGTCGCACGGCAAAGGAGACCTGAAGTCATGGCCGGATTCAATGGACGTAGTATCGCGCTGCTGTGGAATTCGATTGCGATTCTCGGCGTGCGCGAAAAGAGCATCAAACTGGATGGCGCGGCGGTCGACGTGACCAGCGACGAAAGCAACGGATGGTCGACGTTGTTGGCCGAGCCGGGCGAGAACAAGGTCGAAATCGGAATTTCGGGCGTTACGAAAAGCGAAGCCCTGAAAACCGAATGGTTCGCGGGTACGCGCACGCGCGCCGTTTCGATCACCTACCCGGACGGGGGCGTGCTGTCAGGGAATTTCTATCTCGCGAGCTACAGCGACAAAGGCCCGTACAAGGACGCCACCACGTTCGAGGCCACCCTTATGTCAACCGGGACGGTAAGCTACACTCCGGCCGAAACGTAAGGGTGAAGCATGAGCATGTTCGAGCCGATTACCCTCAAATGGAAGGGGGTGGATTACGTCGTCAAGCCCGACGCGGTAATGGAAGCAATTTCCCGCATCGAACAGCACGTCACGATGGAGGAATTGAACGCCGGGCTCACCGGAAAGGGCATTAAGCGCGTTGACCTCGCGCGCGCGTTCGCGTCGGTGCTGCGGTATGCTGGCGCGACCGTAATCGATGAAGAAATTTACGCTGGCATGTTCAAGACCAACAGCGGCAACACCGTGATTTCGGCGGTGATGACGTTGCTGGCGATGATGGTGCCGCCGTCCGTCGTCGCGGAATTCGACAAGGAAAGCGCGGTGGCCGGAAAAAAAGAAAACAGACGAGCACGGCGGGCCGCTGCGAGTTCGTCAAAACCGCGTACCAAGCGGCCGTCGTCAGATGGGGAATCCCCGCCGCCGACTTCTGGCGGATGAGGCCGATCGAGTTTTGGTGGCAGCTTGAAGCGCGTAAGGCTCCGGTCATGTACGGCGGGATGACCGAAGCCGAGGTCGCGGAAATTTACGAGGAAGCCTATCCCGATGGCGGTTAGCGAAGTCATTGGCTCCCTAGCTGTCATCATCGGCGCGGATATTTCCCCGCTGCAAAAAGGCGTCGGCGACGTTAAGAAAGAATTGGGTGGCCTTCAATCCGGCTTGGGCGGGATCGCCAGTACGCTCGCGAAGGTCGCCGCCGCTGCGGTCGCCGCCGGGATCGCTCTTATCGCCGCCCTTGTCCATTCCGGGCTAGAGGCCATTGACGCGCAATCGAAACTCGCGCGCCAGCTTGGCGGCACGATTCTAGGCGTACAAGCTCTTGAGCACGCAGCCAACCTTGCCGGGCTCTCGCACGAATCGCTGACGCAATCGGTGAACCGCCTCAATACCAAATTGGGGGAAGCCCTTCGCGACGGGATGAGCCCGGCGGCAGACGCGCTCAAGCGGCTCGGGCTGAATGCCGCCGATCTTTCAAAATTGGATATCGACGCACGCATGGCCGCGATAGCCGACGCGGTGAAACGGCTCGGGCTGAATTCCTCGCAGACCGGCGACCTCATGCGGGAAATGGGCGTGCGCGGCGGCAAACTCAACGTCTTAATGATGGAAGGCGGGGAGGCATTTCGCAGCGCGCACAACAGCGTGATCGCATACGGCGCGGCGCTTACCAAGATCGACGGTCGTATGGTCGAACAGGCGAACGACGCTTGGAAAGAATTGGGACTTATTTTCATTGGGATCAAAAATCAATTGGCGATCTTCGCCGCTCCGATCCTATCGGATATCGCTGCGCGGTTTAAGGACAGCGCGAAAGAAGGGAAAAACTTCGGCGATGTAGTCCAAGGCGCAATCGCCGTCTCCGTAACGGCAGTCGGTTTTCTAGCGGATCGTCTTCGGGAGTTGGCGATTGCGTGGCAAGTCCTGAGCATCCCGATCAAGGCGCTTATTGTTTTGGGCTCGTCGACCAAGGAATCTTGGGATGCCGCGAACCAATCGTTTTTGGACACACTTAAAAATATCACCGCGCTTTGGAATCAGCGCCCACCTAGCGAATGGATCGCCGAATATCTGAAACAGGTTAAAGCCGCTTCCGAGGAAGCGGCAAAATTGGCGATCGGGGGCGACAAGCCCGACAATAGGGCCGCTGGCGGCGAATCTCTTTCCTCGAAAGAAATCAAGCAGTACCAGGAAAAATTGCAGCGGCTCAAGGAATCGGTTGCGAACGAGGACGCGGTTCTCGATCTGCAACAGCAGGACCGCTTGAAAAAGTTGGCCGAGTACGGGCAAAAGCTCGGGCTCACCGATCAAGCGACGAATGAGTTGCGGCAACAGATCGACACGAAACACGACCTCGATATGAAGGCGCTGATTCAGGCGCGACTTGAAGATGGCATTTTGACCGAACAGGAA